CGGTGCCTTCTCTGGGGTGTCCACCCCCAATACACGAATGGACAGCTTGGGCGGCAGTGGGGCTGGCAAGAACCCCACTGCGATCTCTATCGTGTCGCCGTCTATGATGCGGTTGACCTTGTACGGTTCAGCAGACGCGCTAAAGCCGAGGAAGATGAGTATCAACGACTTGGTCAAGATGGCGATGACCGCCATCCAGTGGGGTATCCAGTGGGCCATCATTCGGAGCCGCCAGCCGGGGGTTCAGGCGCCTTTTCCTGCCCGCGACGTGTGGCGAGCATGATGCCCGACAGCGTGCCGGTCAAAAACGTGGCGATGGGCTGGATCAGTTCGAAGAACTTCTCGTCGTTCGGAGCGCTACCATTCATCGGCTGGGTCACGAAGATCAGGCTGTAGAGAACAGCGAAGATCGTGCCGGTCAGCGTCAGCGCAAGGCAGATGCCGACAAAGAAGCGCAGTTTGGCCTCCAAGGCATCGGCGTAGTCGTCAACCTTCATTTGTCACTCCTCCCCTCTCAATGAGGTAATCAGTACAGGTTCCAGACGCCTCACACACGGGAGGCATACACTGAGGATCCGACCACATCTCCGGATCTTGGCACTGATAGCGGTAGAATCCGTCCCCAGCCACATAGACCATGTAGCTGAACACAGATACGGCAAACGCCAAGGCAACGAACGGACCATAGGTGATTAGGCCCCAAGCGGCGCGGATCATGCGTCTCATCAGTACCCCTCATTGTTGGCATAGTACAGGAAGACGATCAGGCCAATCATGCCAGCAATCGAAGATACCATCAAGAAAATCAAAAGTACACTTACCAACATCTCCTTAACTTCGGCCTGACGGTGCTCGTGAGCCTGACGACGCTTGCGGATGTCCGCTTCCATCTTCAAGAACTCGTTCCAGCCGCTTTGCCCGTAGCTGTACTGGATGTAGGTGCGCAACTCATTGCGCTGCGCTTCAATCCGCTTCTTCGCCGCGAAGACCTCCATGGCCTCCGCCTGCGCATTACCCCCAAACGCCTTGTACCAAGGAGGGTCAGAAGCCTTCTTTTCGTGAAACTCCAGATCGGAAATCGCGCTGGCCCACTGCGAAAGCTGGCCACCCATGTCCTGAAGTTCCCGCCCAATCTCAATGCCTTTCTTGAGGGCATTGTAGGCGCTGCTCGCAAGAGCTATCGCGCTGATTGGGTCGAGCATGGCATCATTTCCTCAATGCCTGCTCTATGCTGTCGAGCTTCGCAAACACGGCCTTGAAACCCTCCCGAATCTCCTTGAACTCGCGGTCATGCGCCTGCTTCGTCGTCTCGACAACAGCCTTCAAAACCGCAATTTCCGTGCTCTGCTGCTGAACGCGGCTGTGCAAAAGCCAGACAAAGCCAGCTATCGGCGCAACAACCCACTGCATGATCGCGTTCAGAACGTCCATTCTCAGCCCCGACGCCTCGACTTTCCGGCCTGAGACAGCGCAATCGCAATCGCCTGATCCCGACTCTTCACAACAGGAGCCTTCTTCGGACCCTTCGGATCGCGGCCCGCGTGCAACGTCCCGCGCTTGAACTCGCCCATGACCTTGGCGACCTTGTCCTTTTTCTTCGCCATGGTCACACACTCACATACCGGCCACCGCGCTCGGCAGCACCCATGCCACGCTTCTTGCCCACGGTCCGCGAACCGCGGCTCGTGTTCGGCGTCGCCATGTCCTCAAGCGACGCATAGGGAATGCTCCCCTGCCGCTCAATCACCGCAACCTTGCTCGGCTTCGGCGCCGGACCAGCCGGAGCGCCCTGAAACTTGACCTTCATACCGGCCTCCTATTCGGTAGTGCAGGCGGACGCTGCGCCGCTACACGGAGTTGCATCTGTGCGCGCATTGTCTCACGTTCCGCGGCCGCACGCAACTTTTCACGCGCCAATTCCTCGGTTTGGCGCATCCGCGCGTTGAACTCGCGAGCCCGCTCGTCCAGCTTCTGACGCTCCAGTTGCAGATCCGCGCGATCCTTCTGAATAGACGCCTCGGCCTGCATCCGGCGAATGCCAAGCTCCTCCTGCTTGAGCGCAACCAACGGGTCAGGGCCCTCGCCTTCCCCAGTAGAAGCAATCTGGGCGGTCAGAACCTTCAGGTTCTGCATCTCCTCGGCAATGTATTGCGCAACCAACCCGTCAATCTGCGCCATCATGTCAGGGCTAAGTTGCGGAGCACCCTGCGGACCCATCATCTGCGGGCCAAGCATCTGCATCGCCTCCGCCATCGCACGCTCCTGCGCCTTGAACTTGGCGTGCTCCATGACGTGCTTCTGCAACGACACCGCAACAGGAATGGACTGCGCCACAATCGACGACGACCCGAAAACAAGATGCGCCATAATGTGCGCGTCGTGGTTCTGGCCCTCAAACGCCATCAACTGCACCTGATTGAGCGCGTCGATGTTCTCCTGAGCAGGGTCCTTCGGCTGCGGCTGACCCTCGTCCTTCGGCTTCAACAAACGGTCGACGTCGCGCACACCAAGCGCGTCGTACATCCGATAAAATGCCTCGTACACGTCGTGCAGGTCCGGAGCCTGCATCGCCATCTGCAACTGAGCCTGCGCCAAGGCAATCCGTTGCGACTGACTGAAGATGTTCGGGTCAGAAACAGGAACAATGTCCACACGGTCGTCAAAATCCGCCGCCATAACCGTCTGATCCGCACCCGCAATCGAATACGGATACACAGGAGGCAGCGTTTCCGCCATCACACGCGCCAGAATCTTGAACTCCTGACGCATCGCGTAGTGCAGGCGCTTGTGGATCGCACTCATCACCCGAGTGCCCTGCTCCAACAGCGCAATCGTCGTCCCAACAGCCGCCTGCTCGTTGCTGTCGCCAACCTTCAGGTCCGTAATCGTCGCAAACCGCTGACCCGCCTGAACCACAAAACCCAACAGGTTCATCAGCGTCGCAGACGGCTCCTTGAACGGCAACGGCATCAATCCGTCCCGAATAGCCCCGCCCGGACTGTCTACATCCCGAAATTCACCCGGCTGGATCGGCGACTCGTCGTCCCTGATCCGTAGGCCGCGGATCTTGAACCCCGCAGGAAGGTTCGACAGCGTCCCAGCGTCAATCAACTGCCGCAAAGCCGCCGTCGCCGTCCGCGACAACCCACCAATCGTGTGGATCAAGCCCAAACCGTAGAAACCAAAGCCCGGCAGGAACTTGTAATGCACGAAATAGTGGATCTTCCGACGCATCGGATCGTCCTCGCGGTAGTTCCGACGTATCGCCAAAACCTTCCCGCTATCCTCAACCACCGTCACAATGTACGGAAGCCGAATCCCAGTCTCCTCGCCGTCGTCATCACGGTCCTCGAACCCCGGAAGGTCCAAATCGACGTGAAATTCCAGCAAAGTCACGTCATAGTCGATGTTCGTCGGGCTCTGACCCTTAATCAGGTCCTCAATCTCAGTCGTGTCGTCCGCACGAGCCGCCGCAGGCTGAACAGGAACGTCCAAATAGAAGCCCGAAACCTGCATTTTACGGACGTCGTTCCACGGCAGACGGGCCATCTGCGCCACAAACGGCGCCGTGGCCAGATCCGAGGCGTCATACGGCACAACCAAGTTCTCAGCAGGCACGAACCGCGAGACAGGACGCCCCAAACTCTCGTCAAAGTAGACTTTTTTGAAGGAACTACCCGCAAGAGGCAAGTGGAAGAGCAACTGATCGAACTCCGGAGTGTACTCCTCCATCTCGTTCATCAGGTAGTAGTTCATAAAGTCCTTGACGCGCCGCCCTTGGGCCTCTTTTTCGCGCGTCCGATCCCCCAAAACCTGCGTCCGAACCGGCCCCTCCGCCGGAAGAAGCTCGTTGAAGGCCTGTGCCTGAAATTGTGTCGCAGCCTCGGCCAAAAGCGGGTGCGTCACACCCGTCGCACCACGGAAAGGCTGCGTCCGCTCCTCGTATTTGAAGCCCAGAAGCTCCAAACCCTTGGAATATTCCTCCTCCCAGTCCCCACGACTGCCCTTTGCCGCGTCAAATTGCGCCATCAGGTCGTTCGCAAGCACCCCAAGGTCGGAATCGGTCATAAATTCAGCCAAGTTGGCCGAAAACTCCGCCCCCGCCGCGTCATCGCGTTCGTCAGCGTCAAACTCGACGGTCACGCTACCGTCGTCCTCCATCTCAATCTCAATGCCCGGAGGCAACGGACGCTCAAGGTCCACCGCCGTTCCGGGCATCTCAATCTCAAGATCCGCCATCATGTCGGCGCGCATCTCTTCCGACTCAGGGCTCCGAGAACGCTCGACAAAGGAAACAGGCGTATTGCGGGGAGGTATGGCCATCAGATCTTCTCCAAGAAGCCAGACAAACCTAACACACAGGCTCTCAACTGGCTAGGCTTCACCGCCGGAACATGTCCCTCGCGATTGACGACAAAGACGCAACGCCGCCCTCCGAGAAATACGGAACACGAGGCACCATTACAGGCGTCGGCATGAACCCAACACCGCGCGCGAACTGCGAACCGCGAGCCGCGATGTTGTAGAGTTCCGGAAGTCCAAGCATCCCTGCGGTCGGAGCCATGAACGGGTTATACATCTCAGGGGCATAGGCAACAGGCGGAGGTGCAGTGCCGGGCCCGACCGGAGTAGGACCAACCGGAGTGGGACCGACCGGCGTCGGACCAACCGGAGTGGGACCGACCGGAGTGGGACCAACCGGAGTGGGACCGACCGGAGTGGGACCGACCGGCGTCGGACCAACCGGAGTGGGACCGACCGGAGTGGGACCGACCGGCGTCGGAGTAGGCGTCGGAGTAGGCGTCGGAACGGGCGTCGGAACGGGCGTCGGAATAACCTCCGGCGTCGGAATAACCTCCGGCGTCGGAACGGGCGTCGGAGTAGGCGTCGGACGAGGAGGAGGAACAGGAATAACCTCCGGCGTCGGAGTAGGCGTCGGACGAGGAGGAGGAACAGGAATAACCTCCGGCGTCGGAGTAGGCGTCGGACGAGGAGGAGGAACAGGAATAACCTCCGGCGTCGGCACAGGTACCGGGCGCGGCGGTGGAACAGGAATAACCTCCGGCGTCGGCGCAGGCGTCGGACGAGGAGGAGGAACAGGAATAACCTCCGGCGTCGGAGTAGGCGTCGGACGAGGGGGAGGGACGGGGACAGGCTGACGAACAGGGTCCCTTACCGGCGTCGGACGAGGGGGAGGAACTGGAACAGGCTCCCTTACCGGCGTCGGACGCGGCGGCGGTACAGGGACAGGCTGACGAACAGGCGCCGCGGGCAGCGCTCCGGGCTCATAAATGGGCGGGGTAACGACGATAGTACCCGGGCGTGGCGCCGCGGGAAGGGTACCCACCGGAACCTCGGGCCTACCAGCAACTACAGGCGAAGGAGAAGCCGCAGGAAGACTGCCTACCGGAACCTCGGGCCTACCAGCAACGACAGGCGAAGGAACCTGTACGTTCTTGATCGTCGAGGGCTTGGGCGTGGTAGTTAACGTCGGCGCAGGAACAGTGATCGTTCCAAGGTCGATGACCGGGGGAGCCGCAGGAAGAGATCCCACAGGAACGTCGAACCTTCCCGCAGAAACAGGCGACGACACAGACGGAGCCTGCGTAAACGACCCAATGCCCGCCTCAAGATCCCCAAGACTCGGAGCAGGGCCCGCATCCGTAGACGTCGACGTCTTGAAACGGTCCAAGGCCCTCGTCACAGCGTTCGATGCCCTGATAGAAGCGTTGAGAATCGGATTGCCCGAGAGCGCCGTTTGAGTCGGCGACAGAGTCGGACCCGCCAAAACGCCAGCGCCCAAAAGATTAAGAAGCGCGGACCCCGCTCCGCCAACCACGGACGGTGCCGCCGACAAGTTCGCCGCAACCCCCGGAGCAAGCGATGTCACCCCAGCCCGCGCAGCGTTCATAATCACAGGAGCCGCAACCGCCAGCGCAGGAACAGCCGCCTCCGCCGTCCCAATCGGGTTCAAAGAAACCCGGCCACCGCCGGGCCCCGGGCCGACGTCCGCGGGTCCCGCAAATGGCGACGTTGTCTGAATGCTGCCGACAGGCCGCGTTGGTGGCGTGACAACGGTCGGACGGGCAGGGGATACAGGCGCGGAGACAGGGGCCCGGTCATCCCGAGCCACGGAAGGGGTGGTCGTTTTTGCAGGAGTGGTCTTGGCGGGCGTAGATGCCGCAGGCTTTGCAGGCGTAGCCTTGGTTGGCGTAGACGGGGCCCGATCATCCCTAGCACCAGATGGCGCTGGTGTGGCCTTGGCTGGTGTGGATGCGGCTGGCTTCGCAGGCGTAGCCTTGGCGGGAGCCGAAGACGGGGCCCGATCATCCCTAGCACCAGATGGTGCCGGAGTAGCTTTTGCAGGCGTAGCTTTTGCCGGAGTAGCTTTTGCAGGCGTAGCTTTTGCCGGAGCCGAAGACGAGGACTTCGGCCCAGCCTGACCACCAGCCCGTGCTATTTCTCTTGGAGGCATCAGACAAACCCCTGACGAAGACCAAACGGATCATCCTGCTGCCCCAGTGGGGGCAACCCAAACATCGGCGGCGGAAGCGCCCCTTGCTGACCCTGAGCCATCCCAAACTGCGGGGCACTCGGCATCGGCGAAGGCATGAACGCACCCGCCGCACCAACCGGCTGGATCGGCGTGAACGCAGGATACTGCGTGATCGGCGGCTGAACAGGCGGCTCTGGCGTAGGCGGCTGAACAGGCTGCTGACCCACAGTGCCAATCACAGGCATGACAGGCGGAGCCGCAGGCAACTGCAACGTCTCGAAAATCTTCGGCAGATACTCGGCAAAGTTCGTAACGCCACGACCCCGCAAGTACTCCATAATCATCGGCTGAAGCGACTGCTGCGTCTGACCCGTCAGGTCCTTGCCCTCGGCAAACGCACGCGCCAACTCCTCCGCGGACAAAGCCTGCGAAGCCTGCGAAGCCGCCGGTGCCACAACCTCGCTCCGGTCAATGCCGCGACCCGCATTCTCCGCAGCCATCCGCGCCATCGTCGCGTCCGTCCGCGCAAAGTAGTCGTCAATCTCCGCCTGCGAGTAACCTCGCTCCGCAAGATTCTCACGCTGCGTGTCCCGCGAAGACAAAAGTCCAGCGCCAAACCCCATGCTCACGTCCCGAACAATCTTGCCCGGAACCTCCGTCAGAGCCTGAACAACGCCCTTCACCGCGTTCGCCGCACTCGAAACAACATTGCGCGCGCTAGAGGAGGCGTTGGACGATGCACTCGACGCCGCCCCACCGTTCCTCAAACGAACAACGCCATAGTCCGCACCAAGACGCCCACGGTCGATCATCGACTACCCCCGCCAACAGCAAGACTGACAAACCTTACACCACTTCCGACACACATTCTAGCCGTAGTAACCTACCCATAATACACAACACGCTGCGAAGGCCCCGCATCCTCCCGACCCCAGTCGTCCGTCGGCAACTGAACAAAATTCCCCTGACGATACCGCATCAACGCCTGCGTCATACTGTCCACATAGTCGTCATGCTCCCCGTTCGGAAACGCCGCACACTCCTCAATCACCTCGTGCGCCCACTGCTCGTCCGGAGCCCAAATCATCCCAGCCTCAAACAACGGCGCTATACTGTGCGCCCGGCTGATCTTGTCCTTCCCACGCGACGGCGTAAAATTCACCACAGGTATCCCCATCTGCCTCAACTCATGCGTCAACGGCGTACCCGTCGCCTTCGCCTCCACAATCACCGTCTCAGGCTCCCAAAACTTGTACTTCTCCCACGCCACACGCTTCAACTCAGGGAAATCCCACCGACCCTTCTCCGCATCCAATAACATCAAACTCGGCATCCCAGCCTCGTTCGCCTGAAATACACCCCACGTCGTGATCGCAGAATAATCCGCTAACTCAGACTTCGAAAACGCCGTGTCATAACTCTGTATCACATACTGCAACTCCGGGACCTTCGATCCCTCCCAAATCTTCCACCACTCACGCTTCAGTATCGCATTCTCCTCACCCGTCGGATTCTGCTGATACTGCGCATTCCACTTGCTCGGCGGAATCGACGCACGAACCTTCTCTAACTCACCAACAGGCCAATACTCAGGCCAGCAACTCCGCCCACTCGGCAAAATAGCAGGTAACTCCAAAACCTCCCAAACATCAGCCCGCGGATCACGAGCCTGAGCCTTCAATAACTGACCCGTCAGATCCTTCTCACTCCATCGCGTCATCACCACAATAATCGAACCACCCGGCTGCAAACGCTGCCGAGGACCACCCGTGTACCAGTCCCAAGCATCCTCAAAACCAGAACTGCTCATCGCAGTCTGCTCCGAATGCGGGTCGTCAATAATCACCAAGTCACCACCACGACCCGCCAAGTTCGACCCAACACCAACAGCATAATACATCCCACCACGGTCCGTGTCCCACCGACCACTCGCCTTGCTGTCCGCAGCCAACCTCACATCAAACACGTCCTTGTAATCATCCCGGTCCAGCAAATTCTTGACCTTCCGGCCAAAACCTACCGCCAACTCCGTCGTGTGCGTCGCCTGAATGATCTTCATCGACGGGTTCCGACCCATCATCCAAGCAGGAAACAAGTAACTCGCAAACTCACTCTTCGTGTGCCGCGGTGCCATGTTCACAATCAAACGCTTCAACTCACCCCTCGCCACACGCTCCAACTTCTCCGCAATCAAACGATGATGCTCGCCAGCAATGAACTCAGGCCAAACAGACCTCACAAACGACAGAAAATCACCCTGAGAACGCTCCCTACGCTCCAACTGCGCAAGCCTCAGTTGAAGTTTCAGAAGCCTCTCGTCACGGCCCTCGGACATCGGGATACCTCCTGTATGCTAAGATATACGACTAAACGCTGGCTTACAAAAATACAATACCCGGGGGGTAGGGGACCCATGAAGCCCTTCGTACACGTTTCACGTGAAACATACGACGGATCGCATACCGTTGGTAGAATTTAGGTACCATTTTTATTTTGGAACGTGATTGTTTGTAACGAACATGGCCCAAGCGCCCGATCGCCAGACCGCCCGGCCGCGCTGCGCGGCTCGCATCGCGCCGTCACCGGCTGCGCGCCGGTAGCCTCTATTGCGGCCGGGGCCCCGTGCACCGGGCGGGGCGGGGCGCGTGCCGGGATGCGCGGATCGCGGCTCGCGGATCGCGTGCCGGTTGCGCCAGGTCGAGATCCTGGCACAACTGCCGGTTGGGCGCGGCGCGCTCGATCTCGGCACCGGCCGGGCAAGCGAAAGCCCCGCCCGGCGGACCGGACGGGGCGAGGGCAGGGCGGCGGGGCGCGGCGCGTCAGGCGGGGCGCGCGGCCTCGAGATCGAGCTCCCACCAGTCGAGCTCGAACGGCCAGCCCGGCGCGGCCTCGAGCAGGCGGGCGGCGCGCGCCTGCTCGAGGTAACTACGGGCGGCGGCGATGGCCGCGCGCCGCACGGCCGGATTGCGGGCGGCGGCCGCATGGCGGCGACGGGCGGCGGCGCACGCAAGGTCGAGCGCGGACCAATATCCAAGCCGGTTCATGCCGCGCCCCCGACGTTGAAGGCCGCCGCCTGACGCGCGGACCAAGGTCCGCGCTCGAGCGCCGCGATCTCGGCCGCGCGCAGCGGATAGGACCGGCCGCTAGCGTCGATCCGTTCCCCGTCGACGATATAGGCGAGTGATCCGCCCGGGGCGCGGGGATCCCCGCACCACCACGCGGAAAAGCGGGAGCGTCGGCCGGGGATCCGGATGCCGTGATAAACGTGTGTTGCGTGTGCCATTGGTAGGTCCTCCTGTTCACTGTTTACCAGTTAGCCATCGCCCACATTTCGCTGCGGTGGTCGTGGAGTATCCGGACCTGCCGCTTGCAGGCGGCGATGGCAGCGCGGGGCGTCTTGGCACCGCCGATGGCCTCGGCGATGTCTTGATCATCCCAGCACTCGACGAGGAAATCCCAGCCCTCTTTGCCCCAGTTGGCCTCGGCGTGGGAACGGACGGCGGCGATAAGGTCGGTCATTGGTAGGTCTCCAAAGGGCGTGATTGCCCACCCCCACCCTCGCATATCTTCGCAGCGCAGGGCAAGCGATATTTCCAGCAAAATAAGGGGCGCGGGGCGCGGGTTTCACGGGGCACGGATCGCTGCCCTCGGGGCGCGGATCGCGGGTGCCGGTTTCAGCAAAGCAGAGGCGGAGGTTGCCGTTGTTTATCACTCGATAAATAAGAGGAGGTTGTTTATCACTCGATAAATAAGAGCGCGGCAAAGAAAAACCCCGCCCGGATGAACCGGACGGGGCGCGGCGCTCGGCAAGCTCGAGCTCGGCGCGCTACTCGGCAGCCATTGGGGCGGCGGCGCGGGCCTTGCGCGTCATATCCGCGACCATCGATTTAAGCTCGGCCGGGTCGCGCTTGTCCGCGTTTCGGTATGGCATACAGAGCCCGAAAACATCGGACCGGCCGTAAAACGTCACGAGAGCGGGCGAGTGTCCGCAATGGTGAACCTGCGGCTTGCTGAGCTTATCGCCGAGCATGACAGCCGCCTTGCGGAAGCCTTCAAGATAGGCGGGGTCGTATTGCGCCAGCGTGCCAAGCTCGGCCATGTCCGGCATGACGCGGGACCAGTCGGGGAAGCTGCCATCGACGGGGCGGAAGAGGATATCCCCAAGAGTGTAAGCACCGCCGCGCCGGGCGAGACCGATACCGGGGGCCTTGTGCCCCTTCAAAGCCCGGGCGATGATCTCGGCCGGGATGATAAATTTCTCGCCCGGGACGATCTCGGGAACGCGCGCGACCATCAGGCGGTGCCCGTCAGTTGCGACAAGGTGAAGGGTCGCGCCGTCAGGCTCGACCGAAACACCTTGCAGGTAGTAGCGCGTCTCTTCGGTCGATACGGCAAGCGCGACGGCGCGCAGGATATCGCAGGGCAGAGTAACGTCGAAGTCGGACATTGGCAGGGCTCCTAAAGCAAGCGGGGCGGGATTGCCCCGCCCCGTGTATCGCATACGCTCGGCCGCGAAGGCAAGCGGTAATTTTATGCGACCTTATCCAGCATCGCCCCGGCGCGCTTTTCCAGCTCCACCCGGTCGTCCTGATGCGGGACGTCCCGCGCAACGGCGGTAATCGCCTGCGCGACGTCCCAGACGCTTTCGACCGGGCGGCCTTCCTCTTCAAGGTGCCGGGCGGCGGCGGCCTTCGCCATCCGCTGCGAAAGCCCGGCGCGCTTTGTCAAAAAGTCCAGCCGGTCGTCATCATCGCGGGCGATGATCGCCTCCCGCGCCGCCTGCACCCCGTCCAAGAATTTAGCGGTCGCACCCTGCGCGAAGGATTGCAGGGCCGGGCGCGCTTCCGCCGCGAAGCGGTCCGGCGCAAATTTTGTGTGGCGGATTTTGATTTCTTGGAAATTTTCGACGCCCCACAAATTGCGGTTCATGCAGACCCCGCGCAGATACATTGCCGCGATCCCGGCCGTCTTGCTGCCCGTTTCGCTGTTCCAAGCGTAGAAGCCCCGGAAAACAAGGTCCGGCTCGCCGTTGGCAAGTTTACCGATCTCGATGGGGTTGCGGTCGTCAACCAGAAAGACAAAGACGTCGCGGTCGCTCGCAAAAAGCGTTGTCGTTTCCATGCTCACCGGGATTTCCGGATCATACACGGCCAAGCCGTTGCGGCTGCCGACCATCATCCCCGGGACTTTCCAGCGGCCTTCGCTGGCATCGACAAGCCGCTTGATCGGCTCGATTATTTCCCAGTCGTGAATGCGGCCATAATCGGGGCCGGTAGCGGCGCGCAGTTCACCCGGCACGGCCCCCGCCTCGCTGTCATACAGTTTCACCAGTTCTTTGCCCCGGTTATAGCGCAGGCCCCATTGCAGACAGTCGGCGGCCAGAGGGGCCGGAAGGTCGCGCAGGTAGCCCGCCGGAGCACCGGCCAGCGTCGCGACCTGCGAAAAGGACCAGTGCGTCGGGGCCGTCAGGTTCTCGCTGCGGTTCTCGTCGGTGTATTCGATCAGGACGGAGCCGGTCGTGGGATTGGCCTCGTCGATTTCGCCGACGACCTTAATCTTGTGCGTGTTAACGATGCGGCTGTCCAACCGGCGCGCGTCGGCTTTCTTGTGCGTCAGCATCGCATCCAGCGACAGGAATTTTTCGTCGGCCGGGCGGCTCCACCATTGCGCGGAAACCGCGCCGTTGCCGATCCCGTGAGCGAAAGCGTTGGTCTGGTAGGTCATGTCACTTGCTCCAAAAGTGAAGGGGCGGGATTGCCCCGCCCCCTCTGTCGCATAACCTCGCACAGTGTGCAAGCGGTTTTTTCGGAAATTATCGGCCCGCCTCGACGACGGACGCCTCGGCCTCTAGCGCCTGCTCGATCTGCCGCACCGCGTGCAGTCGCGCGAAGTGGACCGCGCAATCACGCCGGTAGGTGTCTGGCTGTCCGGGATAGTCGCGCCCGTTGGGGACCAAGATTCCGAGACGCTCCTGCAAGAGGTGCAGCGCGTCCAAGGCGCTGATGCGGTCCTCGATCAAGTGCGCCCGCGCCGACCCGTTGAGGTTGACAATCGGGCGCATCGGCTCGTCGAGCATGGGCGGGCAGTAAATCGGGCTTTGCTGGTTCATTCTTACCTCCTCCGGTTGCCGTTCCGAAAACCACCCCGCCGCGCCTTTGGCATGGGGCGTCGGGACACATCGTCCCACACTTCGCGGCCGTATAGCAGGCGGCCTATCCAGTCGATCAGGAAGAACATCAGGCGGCGTCCTCTTGTTCGGCTCGGAAACCATATGCGGCCGCGATCTCGGCCTCCCTTGGTAACAGCCTTCTTGTTTTCCGGGCTTCCCCTGCCAACCGCCGAATTTCTATCCCGTGAAGAGCGCGGACGTTCGCCCGTTCAAAGTCGGACCTGCACCACGACAGAGCTTCAGGCAGGGAAGCCTCCAGAGTCTGAATTGTCCAAGATCGCTGCGCCATGCCGAGCCCTCCCCTCAAACGATCACCTGCGCGGCTTCGGCGCGCAGGATGCTGAACACGGTGAAGGAAGTGCCCGGCGCGACGTCCTCGGCGTTAAACGCCTCGCGCATGATCGCATCTAAAGGCAGCTCGTCATCGGACGGGATGACAGTCAGAAAGGCCATCCCGGTGTCGCAGTCGTCACACTGCCAAGTGACAAAGTATTTCATGGTAGGTCCTCCAAAGCACAACCGCACCATCGCGGCCCTCAGAAGGTATGCGATCACCTGCGACAGGTCAAGGCCAAAACATCCTCCCACGGCGGCGGCCACTGCCAGAGGCCGACAGGCTCGACCGCTTCGACCCCGTCCATCCGCAGGGCGACCGCGTCGCGGCCGTGGAAAAGATAGAGCGACCTCGGACGATCCTTGCCCGCCGACCTCTCGACCAGAACCCAAACGCTCGCGTGCCCGTGCCGGGTCAACCATGCGACCTGATGGGGACTCAGCGCGACTGCCCTCGTGCCGGTCGTCTTGAGTTCCAGAAAGTGGAACCCGCCCGCTTCGTCACAGAGCAGGACGTCCGGGACGCCCGGCATGGCCCAAGTCTCAATCCTCGTCGTCGTCCACTGCGTCGGCATCTTCGATAGTGCCTGCCGGAGGGACGCCCAGAGTTTGCTTTCCGGGGTTTTCGTTTGGCGTGACGTCAATCACCGATCCTCCCAGTTCTTGGATGGCCCGCAGCACTTCTTCCTTGCTCATCGAGTCGATGCTGCCGTGCCGGATTTCAGATTTGCTGACGTAGATGTTCCCGTGCGCCATGCCGCGCCGGACCTCGGCCTGCACGGCGGCAGAATACTTTCCATTCGCCAACGCCTCGTCGCGGATGATCTGCAAGTCGCGCAGGTGCCGCTCGAAGGTGATTCCATACATCTCATCGAGCTCAGACCGATATTCCCGAATCTTCTTGGCGATGTTGGGATACAGACGAGGATTCATCATCCTGTGGGCGGATTGGTGCGCCGAGGCGGGGGCAAAGCCTGCGTTGATCGCGGCCTGTCGGGCCGTGATCTGCCCGTCCTTCGACACAATCTCCTTGACGAAAAGCTCCTGCTTTCTGGTCAGGGCCTTCGTCACAGGGGCCATTGGCATGTCTTTGGGCCTTTTGGCCCGGTAGGCAACGCTTGAGTCGCGTTTCTGGATCTTCAAGGCAAGCTGCACTTGCTTCTCGACTTCATCGCTCATGGTCTTGTCCCCGCTTATCGCATACGGCTGGAAGGTTCCAAAAGGCTCTATGTATATATGGCTGGAAAATCCGAGAGGCTCGAAAATTTTTTTGAACCCCCTTAAGGCACTTTTCGATTTTTGCCCCGCGGCCCCCTTGGACGGCCTTCCCCGGCCTTCCCGGCCCCCTTCGGGAGGGGATACATCGGTTACATATTTCAAAAACATCACTTAGCTACTTAGTGAAACTACTAACCCCATATATATAAAGGGAAAAACAGGGGTGGTTAACGGAAAAACATCGGTTACGGTCATTTTCATTTCATTCACCTCGTTAGAGTTTGGCTCCATATATATACAAGGCCGTGATCCGCGAACCGCGTCCCACCCCCCTTTCACCTCGCCCCATCCTTTCTGACGACCCACACTGCTTTGAGTGACGCGCCATAGGACTGTCGTTGTGAGTATGGGATTTCCTTGACTGGGATGGGTTTGACGAGGGCTTTTCGGGTGAGTCTATCGAGTGCGCCTTTAGTTGCTTGTCTGGAGATGGAGAGTTTGTGTGCGATATCGACGATGGCGAGTCCTGTTGGGTATGCTGTCAGGATTTTCATGATGAGTTCGTCTGTGGGGTTTGTCCCTCCGGGTTGGTATCGTGCGTAGGCTGCTTTGATGATGAGGTCTGGCCCCGGGTCGGCCCCCATCCCTGCGCCGCCCTCTGCGCCCCGCTGGGGCCCATCCCCGGCATTCGGCTGGGTTGGTGCCTGAATCCCTTCCCTGCCTGCCCACGGCCTTCCTAGGCGCGCTGACGGGGTGCGCGGGGCGGCGTCGTCTATGTCCCGCGGTGCTTGTCGGCGTTGCGGGTTAGCGGTCAAGGTCCGTGGTCCGTGGTCTATTTTGAGTGCTTCGAGTTCTTCGGCTCTATGTCTGTGGATAGCGGCGGCGATTTGGGCTTCGTATTTTGTGGCGAGTTTGGCGTTGAGGTTGTAGGCGGGGATCAGGATCATCGGTTGCTCCTTGGATAGTATTCATCGAGTTTGCCGTCTTCGACGGCGCAGCGCAGTAGCTCACGGGCTACATTTGAGAAGGTCTGGTTGACGAGGAGGGCGTGTCTGTTAACCGCGTCGAACACATGCTGGTCCATTGTGATGACGATGCGTGGGTCGCTGTCCTCGGTCAGGTAGTGGCCCTCGGCCATCACACATCCTTCCAAGGGTTTGACTCCGGGCGGGAGTCGCGGGCTGGTTCTTCAACGCCTGCGTGATCTTCCTGATCTCTTCAGCCTTGGTCGTCATCGGCCCGGACAACTCCGGGTCCACTTGCAGCAGCCGGTTCGCGGCCCTGCTCCACAGGTCACGCCAGTATTCGGCGCGCTCCTGCCAGAACGTGGCTTGCTGCCGCAGTTCTTGGATCTCGCGCTCGAGGTCGTCGGTCATGTCTTGTCTCCCTTCAGTTCTGCGAGGGCGGTGCGGGCTTCTTCGATGGGCCAAGCCGGGACGCCAGTGTAGATGCTGCCTTTGACGTTAGCCTCAATGGTCATGCCACCTGCACCGTGTCCGGGGCGCGGTATCATGCGTCCTTCGTCACATGCCCCGAGGACACCTTCCAAAGCCTCCACCGCCTTCGCCAGCTTGGCCTCCAGCGGCTTGATGCGGTCTTCGTGGATGAACTCGACGATCTGCGCGATCCTCTGCGCGATGGCGTCCTCAATCGCGCTGTCACGGATCAGGTCGCGCGCCATCTCTCTCATATGTGCGTGCTTGTCTCTCACAGCTTCCCCTCCAGCTTCTCAAGCCGCGCCTTCATGTCGAGCAGCATCTCGAACAACTTGATGTAGAAGTAAGCGTCGGGCCCGGACGGAAACCCGAGCAACTTGGCGAGACGCTGTGCCTCTTCAATATCTTTACTCACAGCTTTCCCTCCTTCATCTTCCGAAAGACCACCTTGAACGCCTCGATCACGGCCCGCTCTACTTGCGCCTCGGTCATCCCTTCATCCCCTGCAAAAGTTCAATCGCTCTTTTCTCGGCGTCGTCAGCAGCGCGCCAAGCCTGCGCTAGCTGGTTGGCTCGTCTGGTGTTGAGATCGAGAGCCTCGTTGCGCTCGGCAGTATGATGCTCAAGCATCAGCACCATCGTTGCCAGCGCGTCCTCCATGCTTACTCCATCGACATGGCCGAAGGCCCGCATAGCCTGCTCCTTCACGCGCTCGATCTCTTGCTTGTGTGCCGGTGTCATTGTCTCGCCTCCATCGGGTAAAGCCGCCCCTCTTTCAGGTTCCCATCCCGGTCGAGATGCAGCACAGGCACCTCGACCCACTGACCTCCGAGATACTGATCAAACCGATACCGAAAGTTGCTGGGCATAATCAGCGGCCCAGCGTCGTAGTCGAGCAGCCACTCGACCACGCGGATCGTTCCTTCCTTCATTGGCTCACCCCCAGATCGCTCGGCCTCATCGGCGGGATCGGCACCGGCTCACGCACCACCCGCAGCCCCGGTGGCCTCGGCGGCGGGATCGGCACAGGCTCATGCAACCTGTGCGTCTCGCACACAATCACCGCGCCGGGCTCCTCATGGGCGATGATCGCCTGCACCGCACGGCAGTGATCCATCTCGGCATACACGCCGACATAGCCTTGCCAACCTGTGGATAGGCCGACAGTCAGGATCGTCACACTCAGAACGGACATTCCTCTCCCCTCCTATACGCGGGCTTGCTCACTTCGCTTGGGTCTCGTTTGTCTGGTTTCGACTGGTTAGGCAGCGGCCTAACACCCTGCTGCCGCAGTTCCTCTTCCAGCCACTTGGGCAGCGGCTCTTCATACGTCGCCATCCACTTACTTCCCATTGTCCAACGGCTCCTGCACGATGCGCGCTGCGATTTGCGCGAGGCTTTTGATCTCGTTGGCACGCTCGACATTCCAGTATGCGCCCGCCGTCCTGTCGTTGGCGATCAGTTCAGCCACCCGCTCGATGCGGTTCAGCGTGGCGAACAGGTCTTTGATGTTCGGTTCAGCCCACTTTGCCATCATGCTTCTCCAGTTCTGTTTTATACATCTTCACGTCCAGAAGCAGTTCTGCCTTCTCCGTCGCTAGTCGCGCTACGACTTGCTGTAGGCGCGCGATCTCGTTGCGCTGTTTGGTAACCTTCGTCCGCAACCACGAAAGCTCACTCGTCGTCTGCGTCATCATCCACCTCGATTTCCCCGCGTCCGTTGCACTGATCGCAGGTGTCCCACTTCGTTGTCAGGTATCCGTATGGGTTAGAGAACCCCATGGGGACGGCGACTTCGTACTCGACTTCGCCGCGCCCGTTGCACTCTGGGCAGGTAATAATCTTGTCTGACATGGCCCGTGATCCGTGATACGTTATGCGAACAGACTGGTCCAAGTATGCGATATTGTCAAGAGGTCACGATGGGGAAAAAGATGAAATCTCGTTCGGTGGATCGGATGCGCCGGGATGCTGACGAGTGTGTGGAGCTTTTGGAGGGGTTGGTTGGCTGGTGTGAGATGAACAAGTTGAACATGGGCGCCGTTTTGACGGCGGGTTTGACGTACATGGCGATGCAGGTTCTGGGTCGGAGCGTGTCGCGGGCCGCGGGCCGTGAGTTGATAGCTTCGTGCTTGAACAATGCGGAGGATTTTTTGGACTCGAAGCGTGCTCGGGATTCGAACCGGCTGCATTGAGGCTTCGGGCAGGGCTTGGAACGTATCAGCCCCGGACTTTCGCCCGGGGCTGACTGGAGTGCCCTACCAAGACACGACGCTGATGTAGCAGGCCCGCGGGCCGTTGTCAATGCGCTTCAGCGCATATCTGACGAAGAATCTTCGCTGGCCTTGGATGTCGAAGCCGTTGCGCGCCACTTGGTTTTGGCTTTGTAGGCATCGTGCATGACGCGCAGTTGCCCGGAGATGGTCCTTCCGTTTTTGGAGGCCATTTCCTTGACTTCGAGGTACATCTCTCGTGGCACGAGGATGGATTTCCAGCGTGTGAGGTCCATGTCTTGCCTGCTCTGTTGCGCGCTGTCTGCGACAATATATGGTGCCGCTTATAGATGCAAGCACTTTATCTAGATTGTCGCAGCAGGCTTTGTTTTTATTCCGCTTCGCCCCAAGACGGCCCTATTTCGACGTCACACTTGCTCGGCACTTCGAGCGGCACGGCGGTTTCCATGATCTGGGCCACGGTCCGCGCTTCGTCGGCGTCGGCCACGGATATGGCGATTTCGTCGTGGATCTGGATGAGCGGCACGCGGCCTGTCTTGTAGATGTTGACCATGGCCTGCTTTGTCATGTCTGCGGCAGAGGCTTGGATCAGGCGGTTGAGCGCCTTGTAGGTGTAGGCTCGGCGCAGTCTGGTGGTTGGCCCGTATGTATCGACGGCTTCCTTGTAGGACATGGCCTTGTTCATGCCGAAGGTGTCGGGCTCCCAGAGATCGAAGCGCAGTTGGCGACCGAGCAGCGAGCGCAGTGTGCCGCGCGACGAGGTCTCGTTGAGACGGTTCATCACGCCCTTGGTCAGGCCTTTGACGAAAGGGACGCGCTCGTCATACTGGGCGAGCAGGGCCTTGGCTTCCTCTTTGCCGATGTCGAGTTGGTCGGCCAGCTTCTCGACGCCCATGCCGTACATCACGCCGAGGTTGATCGTCTTGGCCTGCTTGCGGGGGATGGATGCCATCTCGGCGACCATGGTGTGGAAGTCTGTCGACGGGTCGCTGCGGTAGCGCTCGACGAACTCCGGCGCGCCGAGGAGGTCTGACCCGCGCGACTTGCCGTAGACGTAGGCGTAGTGGACCAAGATCCGCGGTTCTTGCTGCGAGAAGTCGATTGCGGCCCACTGTTGCCCTTCTTCTGGCAGGAAGAGCGAACGGATCATGGGCCCGAGTTCTGGGTCGCGGGCCGGGATCTGTTGGAGGTTTGGGTTGGACATGGAGATGCGACCAGAGACTGTGCCGCCGTCGTCGGATCGGATCTGATTGATATGGGCATGAATGCGGCCGTCTGAGCCGCAGTGCCGGTTTATCGTATTGATGAAGGTGCCGGAGGTCTTGTTGAGGTTCCGCGCTTCGACGATCAATTTTGCAACGGGATCGTCGTTGTTGGCGAGAAAGTTCTTGGTGAAGGACGGGGCGCCTTTTTCCGTTTTCGGAAAGGCGATGCCGAGTTCTTCGAAGGCTTTGGCGAGCGACTGCGCTGCCCAGATCTCGACGTCCCACCCGATCTTGCGTCGCAGTTCGGCGAGGACGGCCTTCTCGCGCTTGAGCAGGGCATCGCGCGTGCGCTCGACGCGGTCCATGTCAACGCGGACGCCGCGCCACGTCATGTCAACGAGGCAGGGCAGGAGGTCGAGTTCGAGGGCCGTGATCTGTTGCAGGCCTTCCGTTTCGATTTTGGCTGCGAAGTGCTGCCAGAGTTCGAGGGTGAGGACAGCGTCGGCTTCGGCATAGGGCCCGACGTACATGGCGGGCATCTTCCACATTTCGGCCTTGGGGTCGATGCCGAAGGACCGAGCCGCTTCGATCAGTTCCTTTTCGGACTTGGTCTTGTTGAGGTAGTCGTAGGCGATGGAGTTCAGGCTGTAGGAGAAGCGGTTTTCGTCGAGCAGGGACGCGATGACCATAGTGTCGATGACGCGGCCGTTGATGGTGAAGCCCATGCGCCGAATCCAGCCCATGTCGTACTGGGCGTTGTGCATGATTTTGTCGGCGGGGCACTCGAAGACCTTTTTGAGCCAGCGGTTGACGATGCGCTCGTCCAGATTGCCGCCGCCCTTGTGCCGGACGGGGATGTAACCGGACCAGCCGTCCGTCGCGATGGCGTAGCCGACAACGAATCCGTCCCCGCGCGCCCACCCGGGGCCGAGTTCCTTGAGGTTGGGATCGCAGGTTTCGACGTCGACCGCGATCTTGGACGCGGAAGTGATGTCCGGAAGCTCCAGCGGGGGAACCCACTCGCTCTTTGGGGCGAACATGGCCAGTTGCAGGCTCATTCCTTTGCCCCGCTATGCTGGAACTCTGCACCGAGGGCCGAGTACGCCGTTTTGTCCACCCAGCTATCGGCATGGTTGAGCGTGACGAGCAGGCGGGATGTCTTCAGCCAGTCCATCATCAGCGCGACGTGCGAGGCGGTGATGCTGCCGTGCGTCCGTAGGGCACTGGCGACGATGATATTCCACCCGTCGGCAATGCGCGTGTGCATTTCCAAGGCGTCGCCGTAGTCGCGTGCCCGGTCTCCGTTGATGAGGGCCTTGGCTGTTTCGAGCACGTCATCTCGCTTCATAGGTCGTATCCCCTTGTCCTGTCTTCTGCCTCAACGATGTAAAGATTTTGCTTGGCCCGCGTCACGCCGACATAGAAAACGCGGTGCATGTCGTCGGGCCTGTTCTGCATTTCGGACGAGGCCGCGGGGCTGAGGTCCGTGAACAGCACGACGTTGTCGGCTTCTCCGCCCTTTGATCCGTGGATCGTGGAGATCGTGATGCGGGGCGCGGCATTGAATTTCTCGCCTCTGCGGAGGAGTGCGGTGATGTAGGCTCGGTCTGCTTGTGGGATGCGGTCGAGGGCTTCGGACCAGATCATGTCCTTGTTGGCGAGAAGCCCGTGGTCCGCGATGAGCATTTCGAGATGGACGGTATCAGAATCCTCAAGTCCCGGCAACTTCTTGAAACCACGTTTGATTCTGTCCATCGACATGAGGCTGTAGATGGTGCGGGCAGTGTCGACGGTGATGGTGCGCCCTTTACGCAACTGCTCCCACCCGTTGACGGCAGCGCTGATGCGCTCGGAGATGGACCGATGGCCGCGATAGTTGAACAGGTAGCCGCTGGATTTCAGGTCTAGGGCAACGGGCGCCAGCATGTACCCGGACTGCGCGAGGACGAGCCAGTTCCCGCTGTCGAGCAGGCCCTGCTTCAGGAGCGTTTCGACGTCGTGGATACGAGAGACGCTGCCCTCTTCTGGGCGTGGGTCGTAGCGTTTTGGGAAACGGCGGTAGATCCGAGAGGCCACGTTTTCCGCGACGCGATGCACGGCCCGCGGCACGCGGAAGGATTGGTGGAGTGTTTCGCTACCGCCGGGTAGGTTGATGAAGTGATCTACGTCGGCGCCCGCCCATGCGTAGATCGCTTGGTCGTCATCGCCCGCGACGTACATGCGCGAGGAGTTGTCGTCTAGGATGTGGGCAATGTCCCACTGGAGCGGGCTCAGGTCTTGGGCTTCGTCGACGAAGGTGAGTTGGAAGCGCGGGCAATAGGTGCTGGCCTCCTTGACGAAGGTTTCGAGCATGTCGGTGAAGTCAAAAAGCCCGAAGCGGTTTTTGTAAGCTGTGATGGTGCGGTCAACGTAGGCCACGACGTTCCAAGGTATGTCGACGTTGCTCGCATTGTACTGCACCCGCAGGGGAACCTTGCGAAGCCGGGCTAGGTTGATGAGGCCGAGGATGGGGTCCTTGGACGAGGCTATGGTTGGCAGGTCCTCTTCGAAATCAGGCAGGGCTGTATCGCCGAGTGATACGCCGCAGTGGTGGCCGATCTCCTTGTAGTGTTCCTGCTGCATGATCTGGTCGGCGCGGATTGTAGACAGTGCCAGCGCGAGACTGTGGATGGTCCGGAAGTAGACGAGGTCCTTCTTCGGGTCCAAACCAAAACGAGCCGAAGCGCGTTCCTTCGCTTCGGTCGCGGCCTTCCGGGTATAGGCAAGGAAGGCGATCTGTGTCGGCGCGACGCCCGATGAGAGGGCGTCGTCGACCATGTTAAGCAGCGTTGTTGTTTTCCCTGTCCCGGGCGGTCCAAAGATTCGCAGCATCTGGGGCTATTTCCTCCAACGCCTTGAAAAGCGTCATAAAGTGTGTCCTGCCCATGCCCTTGACCTTGATGACGTCTAGGATGGTGAAGGTCGTCACGAACTCCTCTGGCGTCATTCGCAGGGCTTCCAGACGTTTCAAGGCGTAGTAGCAGGTTGCGGACAGGGGCATGTTTTCCATCCTCAGAGGAACGTCCCCTCGCTCCATCCGCCGCTTCAACTGCTTGCGCTTGGTCTCGGCCCTGTGCGCCTTGGCAACAAGCTGCCGAATGCGCTCCTTGCTCACTCCGTAGATTGGGGCCATAGCACGAAGCGTCATCTTGTCGACCTTCCTCCTGCGGTAGATCTCCCAAATGCGGTCCCGCGTTTCCTCGCTGAAGTCGAAGAAACGGAGGTTCACGCCGGGTATTTCAGTCGGGATTGTCGTCAAAACGGGATCTCCTTTCCGTTTCCAAACATGGGCGCAGCTATGTCGACGTCGGCCACTTCGAAGGCCGGAATCTGCCAGACGCGAACCGCGCGGCCTTTGATCTTGAGGACGATACTTTCGCCGTTGATGTCCCGCAGGCGCTGGGCAATCTTGTGGCTCTTGTATTCGAAGAACTTGTTCTTCTTGAGGAAGCCTTCCAAGTCCTTGAGTCGGAAGTAGGTCAGGCCGCGATCTTCGTCTGTCCACGGGCGGCGAAGCAGGATTTCTTCCCTGTCCTGCGCCTGTTGCAGGTGTCGGCAGAACTCTTCAAGGAAGTCGTAGAACTGGCCGGACACGCTGGCATCCTGCGCCACTTCGATGATGGCGCTTTCGTTGTCGCGCATCTCCGACAGAAGGCGGCTGATCTGCCCCTCCCACGTCGACTTGTTGACCGTGCGCGGCATGAAGTTGAGTTGCTCGGTGCAGGCCTTCTGAAACGCCCCTTGGTTCATCAGCGCTTCCGTGTCGATCTCCAGCGGCTCTCCGTTGACGTCGAGGAACCAGACCGGAGGCGTCGAGTTGTACTTTCTCAGGTTGGCGATGGTCGCCCCTTGCACGGCAGAGTTGACGCCAAACTTCTTCGTGCGGCAGAGTTCCTTGTTGCAGTACGCCTTGATGGGCGCGTCACTGCACTTGTAGGTGTAGTCTTTCTTGTTCAGTTGCTTGGCGACTGTGTTGACCTCATTCAAGGGCAACGGCGGGTCGATGTACTCCATGTTGTAACGCAGGATCTCGCTCTCCCACGTTTCGACGTACGCTTGGCGCAAAAACACTCCAAAGTCGAACAGGCCGTTGTTGCGCGCGCCCTCTCCGACCTTGATCCTCATCAGCGCCTGCAAACACGGCGGTGCGTGCTCAATCATCGGGTCGCTGATGCTGTCGGTATTCTGCAAACGAAGGATCTGCTCCGGCGTCTGTACATACTGCTGGTATAGCCCGACGAACTCTTCCAGCGTGGCGGAAGTGCCATCGTCGTGGAAGGCGTAGCGCAGCCCGTCCTCCGCGTCATAGTACGGCAGGTTCAGGAAGTTGCCGACGTCCCCGCGCTCAAGGTTGAGTTTGACCTGCTTGGGGAAGATTTCGCTGTCGCTGTACCCAAGCGTGGAGGCAAGGCATTGCAGGGAGTTCTGCATGTCTCGCGCTTCGATCCACTCTGTGGCGAACAGGAAGCAGTGCGCCCCGCCGCTCTTTGAACGGCAGACGACGAGCGGCAGCTTTTGCCGCCGGATGTTCTGCATCAGCGCCGCGTGGTCCAGCGGATATTGGTCGATGTCGATGCAGCCCCACTTGCACATGTTCTGCGCGTTGATGGGGATGATGCCAAGGGAGGCGCCCTTGCCCGACAGGTGGTTTTCCCACAGGGCCGTGGTCCGCGGTTCGCGGAGTATGCCTGCCTTGCCTTTGTTCTTGCCGTTGGCTTCTCGTTTTTCGATTTTGTAGTAGCCATAGGCTTCTTCTAGGCCATCGAAGATGGCCATGAATTTCTGCGTCAGCATTGTGTCCTCGCGGGGTGTGTAGGGCGCCCCTGTGCGGGACGCCCTTGTCGCGATCAGAACGGGATATCTGCTTCGTTCCGGTCTTCTTCGTCAACGTGACGGACGACGACATCGCCAGCGAGGATGGAGTTCGCGAAGTCTCTGGCGCGTTTGTAGAGGCTTGCGTCGGTTACGGGGCCTTCGAGGGCGACCTCCCATCCGTGCCACGAGCCTTTGGAGTTCTCCTCGGCCACGGATTTAAGCAGGTAGACGTGTGAGAAGCGCGGCGGCGTGAAGGGGCCGTTCTTCCCGACCATGGAACGGCTCTGGATCATGGAGTTCCACTTCCGCGACTTCTTGAGTTGCGTGGACTTCATGGCGATGAGCGCCGTTTCCGCCGAGCCATCCGGGTTGAGCACGATGACGAAGTGCTGGTGCGTCTCGTCGATATAATCGCCGTTTCCGCCGACGACGTACTCGCGATTGTCCTCGGCGCTACGCTGCGTTTTCGGACGCTCTTGGTCGGGGTCGTAGATCGCGCGCGGGGCGCCAGTTCCGGATCCGCGCGGTGCCCACTGGATGAACCTGCGCTGGTAGGCGCAGGGGATTACGCGGATGCCTTCCTTGCCCTTGTACGCCTGACCGGACACGGTGTTGAGAATGTCGCCCTTGCGGACGTCTTCGCGGGTGTCGAGGATCGTATCTAGGCCGGATACGATCTTGAGGAACGGGAGGGCGAGATCTTCCTGCCCCATGTTCTCCATGCCGCGCCCTGCGTCGGCTTCGAACATCGACGGATCGAAAGCGGCGACGGCCGTCTCGTTCGCGGTAGCCACCGCTGTGCTGGGTTTTGCCATTTCACTTGTCCTTCTTGACGGTTGCATTCTTGATGACGGCGCGCTGTCCAACAAAGGCGCCGAAGAGGTCCATGGGCAGTTCGTCGCCCGTTTCCACGCGCTCGCGGACGAACGCCTTGAGCGTCATTGCGTGGACCTCGGTCTTGGTGTCCGGCGCAAGACCCATGCGACGGATGCTGTCAGTGAATTTCGCGGCCTTATCATCCTCCCCGCGCCCGAAGGAACAGGCGACGGTGTTCTTGATGATGTCGTCATAGCCGTTCTCGCGCAGCCAAGCGAAGGCCTCTTCCCGGCGGTCGACGGGGATGGACGCGCCGTAGATCTGCGTCAGCTTGATCTTGCTGCCGTCGTCGAGCTTCATCTCGGCGATGCCGAGTTCCTCCAGAACTGCGGGCAGTTCTTCGTCAGTCAACTTCAAGTACTGCTTCTTGAGCGAACTCAGCGCTGCCTCCGCCGTTTCGATCTCCTGTTCCATGTCGCGCATCTTGCGTGCAAGGATGGAGACTGCGGACAGGGCAGACCCTCCGAGGTTCTGCGCGGCGACGGAGGGCGCTTCGTCCTCCATCATGGCAAGTATGTCGTTGTTCATCAGACGTCCTTTCGTGCTTCGTGTGTCGTGCCAGCCCGTCGGGGTTGACAAGTTCGCATAAGATCCGATACGTTCTCCCGTGTCAAGGGAGAATTTCGATGCTCAGATACAGCTACAAGACCACCCCGTACGCTCACCAGAAGGACGTGCTCGAAAAATCGTGGGACGCAGAGTACTGGGGCCTGTTCATGGAAATGGGCACGGGCAAGACGAAGGTCGCCATCGACAACATGGCCGCTCTGTTCTTCGCGGGCAAGGTCAGGGCGGCACTCATCTTGGCACCGAAAGGCGTGTACGACAACTGGGCAAAAGGCGAAATCCCCGCCCACCTCCCGGACAGCGTTCCGCGGCGCGTGGTCCGTTGGGAGCCCAAAGAGAGCAAGGCCTATCTCAAGGAACTGACCGCCCTGATCGACGAAGACATGGCGGCTCTGAAGATCCTCGTTATGAACATCGAAGCGATGTCCACGGCCAAGGGAACCAAGGTTGCGGAACTCTTCCTGCGCCGGAACCCCGCCAACATCATGGTCGTCGACGAGAGCACGACCATCAAGAACCGCACCGCCGCGAGAACCAAGGCCGTGGTCCGCGTAGGCCGAGCCTTCGCCCGCTATCGGCGGCTTCTGACAGGCTCTCCCGTCACCAAGAACCCTATGGACCTCTACAGCCAGTGCATGTTCTTGGAGGACAAGGCTCTGGGCTTCTCATCCTACTTCTCCTTCCAGAACCGCTACGCCCATGTCGTCCGGCGGACGATGGGGCACAGGTCGTTCCAAGAGATCGTCGGCTACCAGCGCCTCGACGAGTTGTCCAAGAAGCTGGCCAAGTTCTCGTCTCGCGTGCTCAAAGAGGACTGCCTCGATATACCCGAAAAGGTATATATGCGACGAGATGTCGCGCTCACACCGGAACAGGACAGCGCGTACCTCCAGATGAAGAAGCTCGCCCTCGCCCAACTGGCCAGCGGCGAACTCGCAACTACCGCCAGCGTCCTCACGCAGATCATGCGGCTCCAGCAAATCTGTTGCGGATTCCTGACAGACGACAACGGCACCATGCACCAACTGCCAAGCAACCGCCTGTCGGAACTGCTCGACGTCATCGAGGAAATCGACGGGAAGGCCATCATCTGGGCAACGTGGACCGCGGATCTCCTTCGGATCACCGAGGCCCTGCGCAAGCGCTTCGGGCCCGAATCGGCCGCAACCTACTACGGCGAAACGCCGCAGGACGAGCGGCAGGCCACCATCCAGCGTTTCCAAGACCCGCAGAACCCGCTGCGATTCTTCGTGGGCCAACCGAAGACAGGCGGCTACGGCATCACCCTGA